CTCGGTTGGTGCGCTTACAGACTGCTTAGCGCACCTCTGAAGACGTTATTGTTTGTAGGGAAAGCTGCTGTTATACTGGTGCTAGGAATGTTAGTATGGTTATGTTTATTTGCACTGATGTTACCGTAAATAAATGTAAATAAAGCTTGACAATACTTGCCTCATCCTGTATACTGGTTGTATAGACAATAAGAAAGGAATTCAAATTATGGCTGCAGTAAAAGAATGGATGATGCGCTTACAAGATGCAGAAGAAGAGGGATTAGATGTAGTGATGAATAGACTACATGCGAACGGCGCTCTATGGGCTCCTCGTGTACATCCAGAGATTGCAATGAATGAAGTAGAGAGTTTCTACCCTGACCCTGCATATGTTTAATTTAGGAATAATTGATAAGGAAGAAAAAATAATGAAATTTAAAGAAGGCGACACAATTGTCGATCAAGGTATTATATACTCTGTAGAGAAAATGGAAGATGGCACTCTATGGGGATATAGTAATAACGCTGAAGTAGAAATCGAGATAGAAGATGACTTCGTACCTGACGCTGCATTTCGGGGTAACGAACCATTATAGAAATGCCTTGACAAAGTTTGCATCACATGGTATAATGGCTATATAGAATGGAAAAAGAGAAAGACTACTGGAGTGGGAAACGCCCACTAGACCTTAATCGTGGTACTGCAAGTCTTTCTCCCTTATCGGAACAGGGGTGTTGTTCCTACTATTGAAGAAAAGAGAGAAACCTCAGACTTTTAAAATGATTCAACAGGTTCGCTAAATCTTGCGGCAATAGGAATCGAGTCTTTTGTTTCTCTCTCCCCTTATAAGAATTTAATTGATGCACTAGTTATCAATACAACAGTTTGAAAGGAAACCATTAAGGTTGGTTGGCCCACGGTGAAAGTTCCACAATGGTTATGGTGTGGGGATGTAAGTTGGTTTCCTTTCAATTAGAACTCATGCGAAGTGGGGTTAAGCCCTTACACAGCTTCGTTGATACTCTCTCACTCTCGAGCTTAGGATTGATCGCCTCGACCTTGAGTGAGAGGGGACGTTATTTGGAGAAGGGCCCCTTTAGAACTGAAAGGGCTTTCCTAAACTATAAATGCAATAAGGTGTCTTTGAGTTATTTTCTAGCTGTATCAAAGAGGCCACCCCCTAAAACTGAGCGATGTTTGCTTACTTAACTGGTATATAATAATAAAGGAAAATTTATGTTCGTAGAAAAAGATGAAGTAACACACGAAGAATATGGTCATGGTAAAGTAACAAAGATTTTTGCGAATGGTGGCGACACTATCTACGGAGTAGATTTTGGAATGGAACATAATTTATTTGTATCACATAAAGACCTTCAACTAAAGGAGAACACATGAGTGAAAACCCATATGAAGTAAAACGAACATTACTCAAACGTGAGGTAGTACAATACTACGAGCAAAAAGATGAGAATGGCAACAGACAAATTTGCAAAGAGACAGAGACTACCACGAATGATGAAAACAATCCAACAATAGAAACAACAGTAGAGTATTATTAATTATGGCACTAAACAACATGTACAAGTGGAGTGGAACTTTTATGTTTCTAATCGCTGCACTCCTTCTCTCTTCTAACGTAGAGATATCTAAGTATGGTTATATTTTATTTTTATCAGGACATCTAACTCTCAGTTATTTCTTTTGGTTTAGAGTTCGAGATAATGCAATGTTTACTCACAACTTCTTTTTTATACTCATAGATTTCTGGGGTATATACAGATGGTTTATCGCATAGGGAAAAATATATGAAAGTATTAATACTAACTACAATATCAATATTATTAGGAATGAGGCTAGTAACATTCACTTTAGGTTTAGCAGGAGTCTTGTCATGAAAGTATTGAAAGAAACAACTAAGTGGAATGGGGACTATCCTAATCACACCTACATTCTCAATGACAAATCAATGCTTATTGGTTACATACCATTCTCAGAAACAAAACCCAGCTGGTTTAGTAAACCAATGACTTTCTATAAGTCTCGCAGAACATTCATTGAGCAATCCCCAGAGGAATACGCATGTCAGTGAAGTGGAGTTGGGTAACACGCAAAGAAGACAAACAAGCTTCATTGCGTATCGGCGAGGGAAAGTTCGAAGGTGTTGTCTACTCATACGGCAAGGTAGTTCTACCCGAAGAGAATGAAATAAATTCCAAAGGGGACTTGCCTTTTCGGTTCGAATATACTATACTAGATAATGCGAACATGAATAGGGAAGAATTCGGGAATGAGTTCTTTACAATCATTGGGGATATACTTGTGACTATTATTGAACAACAACTACAGGAAGAAAACCTTGAGTACAGATCAGACGATTGAACGAACTACGCTCTCAGAGCTAGTTGCAAATGAACAATATGCACGTAAGGTATTACCATTCATAAAGGGTGAATACTTTGCAGATAGAACAGAACGAATAGTATTCGAAGAAATACAAAAGTTTGTAGAAAGATATAACGCACTACCCACCAAGTCTACTCTGGAGATAGAGATAGACACACGCAGAGATTTAAACGAGAGTGATATTTCCAGCATACTGAATACAGTCAAGTCGTTGAAAGCTGACAAAGAAGTAAACTATGAATGGCTAGTCGAAACCACAGAGAAGTGGTGCAAAGATCGTGCGGTCTATAACGCAATCGTTGAGGGTATCTCAATCATAGACGGAAAGGATAAGGCGCGCAGCGCGGATTCCATTCCGAGTATACTCACAGATGCTCTCGCAGTAGGATTCGATAATCATGTAGGTCATGATTACCTAGAAGACCATGAAAGTCGATTTGACTACTACCATACCGTAGAGGAAAAAATCCCGTTTGACTTGGAGTTTTTTAATCGAATAACCAAAGGTGGATTACCTCCGAAAACCCTAAACATCGCGTTAGCAGGAACAGGTGTCGGTAAGTCTTTGTTTATGTGCCATGTAGCAGCTAACTGTATGTCTCAAGGAAAGAATGTATTGTATATAACTCTGGAGATGGCAGAGGAACGTATCGCAGAACGCATTGATGCAAACCTAATGAACATCTCTATGGAAGACTTGCATGACCTACCCAAGCAGATGTTTGAAAGTAAAATCAATAAGATTATTAAGTCTACCTCTGGCAAGTTGATTGTCAAAGAGTACCCTACTGCATCTGCACACTCTGGACACTTTCGTGGATTGATTAAAGAACTGGCAATCAAGAAAACATTCAAGCCAGATATTATCTTTATTGATTATCTGAATATCTGTTCGTCATCACGATTCAAGGGAAATGCAAATGTGGGTTCGTACTTCTATATCAAATCAATCGCAGAAGAACTGCGAGGACTTGCAGTAGAGACTAACGTACCTATCATGAGTGCCACTCAGACCACTCGTAGTGGATTCTCTAATAGTGATGTAGGTCTGGAAGATACCAGTGAGAGTTTTGGTTTGCCTGCGACTGCTGACCTTATGTTTGCGCTTATCAGTAATGAAGAACTAGATGAGCTCAATCAGATTGCAGTCAAGCAATTAAAGAATCGATACAACGACCCGTCAGTAAATAAACGATTTGTGATTGGTATTGATCGTGCGAAGATGAAACTGTATGACATTGACATATCTGAACAACACACTCTTGCAGATGCAAATCAGACTAAGGGCAAAGAGGATGACTTTGATACACCTGTTTTTGACAAGTCTAGATTTGGAAGCTCGCGTGGTGACTTAGGTGGATTTAAAATATAATGAACTCGTATATTACAGTGTATGATAAAGTTCTCTCTGATGATCAGTGTGATTACTTTATTGACAAATTTGAAAGGGATACTTCTGCACAAGAGGTTCAGAACAATTCTCATTTTTCAGAGGAAGGTGTAAAGAACGCAACACTCACTCAGATTAATATGCTTCATTCTCCTGAGTCTATATGGAAAGAGGATGTTAATTTTCTGATGCACACTATCGGCAGATGTGTTGAGTCCTATAAAATGGAACATGACATCACACCCTATCAATGGCCTGACAAGTATTCGTTAGAACCCCCTAAGATGAAAAGGTATTTGGCAAATACGTCTGATGAGTTTCCACCACATGTTGATGTATTGAATTATGAAACCGCAAGACGATTTCTAGTTATCTTTATGTATCTTAACAACAACATGGGTGGGCATACTTATTTTCCAAGTATGGATGTAGAGGTTGAATGTAAAAAGGGTTCGTGTGTTATGTTTCCGCCTTTATGGACACACATACACGCAGGAGCTAGACCAATAATTGCACCCAAGTATATTATTGGGAGTTACCTTCAATATGTGTAAGATTTGCCTTGACAATTTGGTATGTAAGTGGTATAATATAGTTTAATGAATGGAGATATATAAAATATGACTAATAATAATTTTTTAAAGAGTATCATCAAAGATGTGGGTAATGAATACGCAAATTTGGTGAGTGACGGAGTGGAGGCTGGTGATGTTGATTCCTTTATTGACACAGGCAGTCATGTATTCAATGCGTTGCTGAGTGGAAGTATCTATGGTGGTCTTGCATCAAATAAGATTACTGCGATTGCTGGAGAGTCAGCAACAGGCAAGACATTCTTTCTGATGGGTATTGTCAAGAACTTTCTAGATTTAAATCCAAACGCAGGAGTGATATACTTTGAGAGTGAATCTGCAATTACTAAGCAGATGGTAGTTGATAGAGGTATTGATCCAGAACGTATGGTGATGATGCCTGTGACTACGGTGCAAGAATTTAGAACTCAATCCCTAAAGGTGTTGGACTCTTATCTATTGCAACCCGAATCACAACGTCAACCACTCTTCCTTTGCCTAGACTCTCTTGGTATGTTGAGTACTACGAAAGAAGTTGAGGATACCGCAGATGGTAAAGAGACAAGAGACATGACAAGAGCGCAAGTTCTCAAAGCTGCGTTTCGTGTTCTCACTCTGAAACTTGGTAGAGCAAAAGTTCCAATGGTAGTTACCAATCACACATATGATGTTGTGGGTTCTATGTTTCCGCAAAAAGAAATGGGTGGTGGTTCTGGACTCAAGTACGCAGCTAGTTCTATCATCTATTTGAGTAAGAAGAAAGAGAAAGATGGCACTGAAGTTATCGGTAACATCATTCACTGTAAGAACCACAAGTCTCGTTTGACTAAAGAGAATAAGATGGTTGATGTTCGACTTACTTATGATAAGGGACTTGACAAATACTACGGACTGTTAGAGTTGGCTGAGAAGTATGGTATCTTCAAAAAGGTATCAACACGATTTGAACTTCCAGACGGAAGCAAACAGTTTGGTAAAACTATTCTATCTTCACCTGATACTTATTTCACTGATGAAGTTATGAAACAATTAGATGAGGCTGCAAACAAGGAGTTTAAATATGCTACGAGTGATTGAAAATTGTTGTGATTTACAATACTTGGAAATGATGAAAGGTGTTGCAGAGAAAAGTGAGACTTGGAATCTGAAACATCCTCTTGGGTTTCCGTTTGAGGACAAACATTTGAAGTTGGATGTTATTGAAAATGAACCAGTACATGATTTGCTTGCAGGTATGGCAATGGGTTTACTCATACAGATTTACAATGGTAAAACTGAGGGTGGTCAGTTTGCATCTGATTTCTTTTTGCCTGAGGTATCGTATTGTGCAATATCTGTAAAGGACGAATACCGACAAGACAACCCACACACAGACCACGAAAAAGATTTTGACTATGTGAAGATACTTGGATTGCTTAATTCTAATTGGCAACCCAAAGACGGTGGTGAGTTTATTCATGGGGATCAATCTGTATTCATGAAACCAACAAGCTTTGTAGTATTCGATCCGCGAGTTACGCATTGTGCATCACCAATCAAATCTCATGAAAAAAGATTTGGAATTGATTTTACTGTAAAGGCAAAAAGAAAATGAGTGAGTTAGAAAGATATCAAGAAGCATATCAAGTGCTTATGGATTATTGGGATGAGCTTTCAGATGAAAGCAAAAAAGAATTAGATGTAAAACTAAAAAAGGTTGACTTATAAAATGAACATGATTAATATTGGTGACAAGATTTCGTACTTAAATATATACAAAGAGAAACGAGTTGGTAAAATTTTAGAGGTGTGTTCTGATATGGACTCGTATGAGGAAATGCGATTGAAAGATGGCGTTCCTTATTACTACTCTAAGAAGCTTACTAAGTTTGTTCCTGTTAAACCAAAGAATATGAAAACAGTTTACTTAACACTTAAAACTGCTTTGGGCAGGACTGACTATATATTATTTGAGGATAATTTTGTAAGTGAGGAGTAAAGTTTGAATTTTATTGAGATAGTTGATGACACCACACCACTGTGGGTAAAACGTAGAACATATGGCGAACTTAGCTCATGTAAAAGTATTATAGAGTATTTTGAAAGTGTTCCAAACAAAAGTAAAGGTGGACTTCCTTTCTTTAATAAGAAACGACAAAAGGTTTGTGTAACAAAATCATTTAACTTTGGTGATGACAATCCTATCAACTCAAGCATCTATACTTTTGTAAATAACTCGTTATCTAGATACTGCAATAAGTATGACTATCTTAATAAATTAAATACAAGCTCCTATTGGAGATTGTGTCCTGTATACAATCTACAAAAGTATGAAGAAGGGGAAGGATTCTTTTCTTTACACAACGAACAATCTGGTTCTTATCCCTATCGCTTACTTGCATGGATGATTTATCTTAATGATGCAAAGTCAGGCACAGAGTTTCCGTATCAAGAAATGATAGTAACACCCAAAGAAGGTAGAACTGTTATCTGGCCCGCAGGGTGGACACACCCACACAAAGGTGTAACACCAAACGAAGGTACTAAGTATATTGCGACAGGTTGGTTTTATACATTGCCCGCAGGTGAACCTAAGTTTGATGGCAGACATCCAGACGAAGAAAAGATAACGGAGATATTAGTATGAGCGCACTGTCTAAGTTAGTTGGCAAACCTAAGCCATGGGATTGGTTTAGTGCGAAGTATCCTGTTAAAGTAAAGCAGATGAATTATCCCACAGGAAGAACCCAACAAATTAAAAATGATATTCTTGAAGCAGGCGATGCGTTACAAGGACGAACCGCTGCTAAGTGTTTAATGACCAAATGGAATATGCATGAGGACTATAATACATTTCGTGTTGTTGGTGGAGCTGCAATAGAAGTTGCAAACTCATGTCCAGTTGCAAAACGAACTAAACCAGATGGAAGTCCAGATGATGTTCCTCTTTACATAAAAGAAAGTTGGGGATTGATGTACGGCAAAGGTCACACTTGTGAAGAACATAATCATTGGCCTTCTCTTTGGTCTTATACCTATTGTGTGGAAGCATGTAAAGAATGTGCGCCATTAATATTTAACGATAGTGATGATGAGGGTACTCCACTTCACATATTTCCAGAAACAGGACAACTGATTGTTTTTCCAGCATGGTTAAATCATTCTGTTCCAAAACAAGAATGTGAACACACAGGAAAAAAACCACGAATTATGATTGCAGGTAATTTAAATATCCGAGAAACTATTGGCTCGAAGCTTTTCGTTACGGAAGGTAATTTTCGTGTTAGGTAATTTTGTCAGAGGATTTGAGAACGCACTAACAGACAAAGAATGTGATAACCTTATAGAATGGTTTGAGCGTGATGACCATATGGGCAAAACTAAAACTGTCAATCGCGCAACACGCAAAGATAAACAAATGTGGATGCACGAAGAAGACTCTCTCTATTCATCTATTCAAAAAGTAAAGATGGATATGTTACGAGAATATCTTTTAGACTTTCCTATTGTATATCGTGGAGCGCAAAGTCTTTTATCACCAGAAACTAAAGTGCAAAGAACAATGCCTATGGGTGGTGGGTTTCATAATTTTCACGCAGAAAATTCTCACTGTGCAGATGCAAACAGAGCTCTTGTATGGACAATCTATTTGAATGACTTACCAGCTGGTGAAGGTGAAACAGAGTTCCTATATGAAAAAATAAGAATCCAACCAAAGAAAGGAATGGGTGTTATATTTCCTTCTGCGTGGATGTATCAACATCGTGGGAATCCCGTACACACCCACGATAAGTATATAACTACTGGTTGGTATTGGTATCCACAGGAAAAAGCAATACTATGAGTTTATTAAAATCGCTTGCAAATAGTCTAGATGAAGAAAAAAAAGTAGAGGAACAAAAGCAACGACAGCTTGCTACTAATCCAGCTTCTATTTCATTTACTTCTAATCTTCCTATTATAAAATCAGATGTTCCAGAATCAAATGCAACAAAGGAACTAATAAATCTTTGTTATGATTTTGAGGATATACAAAAAAGAAAAACTAATGTACAGGCAACTATGAGTTCGTGGTTTATGCATGAACACAATTCAGAGTTTATGAAACTCTGCGACTACGCAGTACACCTTGCAACAGAGAACTCACCCAACAAAGTATTTCTTATGCCGTACGATTGTTGGACTGCAAGTTATACAAAGGGTGATTGGACAAAACCTCATGACCATTGGCCATCTATTTGGAGTTGGGTATACAATGTTGATTGTTGTGATTCGTGTGCGCCGTTAGTGTTTCCAAATGCTATGCAAGCGGTTATTCCTAAGAAAAATACAATGGTTATGTTTCCAGGCTGGGTAAAACATTCTGTACCCAAACATCAATGTGATCATAAAAGAATTATCATTGCTGGTAATCTAGGACTCAATCCTTATTGGATGACTAGTCGTTTGAAAGTTGGTCGTGAAGAAGTTGCAAAGAAATACGAACTGATTGGAAATGTTGGTTATTCTGAAATGACAAAACTACAAACCAAAGGCCCAGTATAATCTTTTCCATACAATCCTTATAAATAGTAAAAACTGTTACTAAAGGATTATTATGGTGGAAAAAAGTTACTTCATGGGCCAAGATGGATTTGTCTGGTTCGTAGGTGTTGTAGAAGATAGGAATGACCCAGACCAACTTGGTAGGGTTAGAGTTCGTTGTTTAGGATTTCACTCAGAAAGTATACTTGATGTTCCAACAATAGACTTGCCGTGGGCTCACGTTATGCACCCTGTCACAGATGCAGC